ACGGTCGTCGACGAGATGAACGAGAAGCACGCGGTCGTGATGGAGGGCGGCAAGTTCCGGATCTTCACCGAGCAGTGGGACCCGGTGCTCAAGCGCGCCTTCCACCAGCGCAGTAGCAAGGAGGACTTCGAGAACCTCTACTGCAACCAGCTCGTGGAGCTGGGCGACAAGCTCGTGACGAGGTCCCACCTGTGGCTGCGCAGCTCGCAGCGCAGGCAGTACGTCGGCGTCCTGTTCGACCCGGAGCGCGACCACGAGGGCTGGCTCAACCTCTGGAAGGGGTGGTCCGTGGAGCCGATCAAGGGCGACTGGTCGCTGCTGAAGCAGCTGCTGCTCGAGGTGCTGGTCGACGGCGAGCGGGACCACTACGAGTACGTCATGGACTGGATGGCCTACATGATCCAGCACCCGGGGCGCGCGGCCGAGGTGGCCCTGTGCTTCCGCGGCGAGAAGGGCACGGGCAAGGGCACGCTCGGCAGGGCGCTCTCGGACCTGGCCGGCGCGAACGGGCTGAACATCAGCTCGCCGGAGCACCTGGTCGGGCGGTTCAACTCCCACCTCCAGAACTGCGTGTGCCTGTTCGCGGACGAGGCCTTCTGGGCGGGCGACAAGAGCGGCGAGGCGAAGCTCAAGCAGCTGGTGACCGAGCCGACTATCGCCTACGAGGGCAAGGGCCGCGACGCCACGATGGGCAAGAACCTCATCCACATCGTGATGGCGGCGAACGGCGAGTGGGTCGTGCCGGCCGGCCTCGACGGCGAGCGCCGGTTCGGCGTGTTCGAGGTCAACGGCAGCAGGCGCGGGGACAAGGCGTTCTTCACGGCCCTCAACAGGCAGATGTACCAGCAGGGCGGGCTCTCCGCGATGCTGCACGAGCTGCTGACCCGGGACATCGAGGACTGGGCGCCGCGCGACAACGTGCCGGCCACCAGGGCGCTGATGAAGCAGAAGGTCATGAGCATGGACGACATAGAGCGGTGGTGGTACGGCCGCCTGGTCGATGGCATGATCCCCAACGTGCCAGACTGGGAGAAGGTGCCGGAGGGGGCCACCGCCACGTGCATCAAGGAGCTGCTGCGCGCCGACTACCTGGAGTTCGCCAAGGAGCAGCGGACCTACCGCCCCGCCGACGCGGTCGCGTTCGGCATGCGGCTGGGCAAGCTGGTGCGCCTCTCGAATACCCAGGTCAAGCCGCCCGACGACGTCTACGGGATCAAGGTCGACAGCCTCGGCAGGGCGTCGGCGTACCGGGTGCCGGGCCTCGCGGAGTGCCGGCGGTTGTTCGAGGAGAAGATGGGCGCGAGCCTCAACTGGATGGAGCACGCATGATAGTCAAGAGGATTGAGGGTGCGACGCGCGTCCTGGGCGCACCGCCCGACTGGAAGGACGACGGGGCAAGCTGCGTGGGCCTGCCGGTCAGGGACGTGCTCACGGACCAGGGGCCGTTCATGGTGTCGGCCTGGGAGCCCACCCCGGCGGAGCTCGAGGCGCTGAAAAACGGGGCCAGCCTCCAGCTGTGGGTGCGCGGGACGGGCCATCCCGCGGTCTGCCTCGAGGTCGACGTCGGATAGCGGGGCGAGGTCGGCCAGGGCGCGGCCGTCTAGACGTAGACGGACCTCAAAATTTGAGGGGTTAGTCATAAGGCCTAGACGTGGGGGACCCAGAAAAGTGCTTCATAATCAAGGACTTACAGCACAAATCTGGGCCCTCAAAGCCTCGAAATCGTGGCCAAAAAGCGCGTTCTGGACGATCTTGGCCTTGGGCTCGAATTTGTCACCAGGATTTGCCCGGATGCCCCGGCCGTCTCCCAGCCATCCCGACGACACCGAAAACAGCAGCACTCGACGACAGCACGACGATCTGCCTCAGATGCCTCAGAGTCCTATATTTGCTCTGTAAGTCGTTGATTTGATTACTTTATATTGTATAAACCTTTTATTTATAAAGGTTTAGAAAGGATTATATAAATAGTTTTTCGGGTATCCCTTCTAGCAAATTATGGAAAACTCGTGCAGTTCGCACGGTTCGGGGGTATCGGTGAGGAGGGGTGGAGGCTGATCGGGCGCCCGCTGGCCGACTCCGGCTGGCCGCGGAAGAGGGGCCCCTCATCGACCCGCATCAAATGTCCCTCTCCAGCCATGTCCTCCGGCCTCGGGCCCGCGTACGCGAGGCGGCCGACGCTGGCTCTCCCGGCCCGCCGGGTCGGGCTATCATCGTGAGACACAACCAGCAAGGAGCAGCAGATGAGCAACGGCGGCAAGGAGCGGGCGAAGCTCGCGATGGAGAGGGGGTCGGTCTCGGCCCTGGAGCTGACGGACGAGGACCTGGCGAGCCTGTCCGCCTCGCAGACCATGACGGTCCACAAGAAGGCGGCCTTCCTGCGCGCCTTCGCCCGGCGCGGCATCGTCCTGGAGGGCGCGCAGGCGGCGGGCGTGTCCAGGTGCACGGTCGGCTACTGGCGCGAGAACGACGAGTGGTTCGAGGAGCTGTACGGCGCGGCCCTGCTCGAGGCGGGCGACCGCGTCGAGGCCGAGGCGATGCGGCGCGCGGTGGACGGCATCGACGTCCCGGTGATCTACCAGGGCATGCCCACGATGACCGAGGACGCGGTCACGGGCGAGAAGCGCGTGCTCACGACCAAGCAGTACAGCGACCCGCTGCTCGCCCTGGTCCTGAAGCGCCACCGCCCCGAGTACCGGGAGAACGTCAAGCAGACCCACAGCTTCGAGGGCCAGACCGGCGTGCTGGTCGTCCCGGCCCCGGTCGACCCCGAGGCGTGGGCCAGGGCCGCCCAGGCCCAGCAGGCGCAGTACGCCGGCTCCACGGGCGAGGAGAAGGGCTCATAGTAGCAGGGATCGACAACCAGACAGGAGAACGACATGGCAAGAGCAGAGGACCTGCCGCACACGCAGCAGTGCCGGATGGTGGGCGGGGGAACGGGGGACGGCGTGTGTATCTGCGGGGCGGGCGACCGGGCGGCGCAGATGGCCCGACTGGGGCAGACCGCGCAGGCGATCGCGGCCCAGCACAACCCGCCGGGCGTGAAGAGCCTGGAGGCCCGGCAGGCGGAGCACCTGGCGGCGGCACGGCAGAGGGACCAGGACGCCAAGGTCGGTCGCCTACTGCGCGAGCTATTCGAGGGTGGCCAGGGGCATGTGTCCGTCTGTCAGGGGCCGGAGGTGTGGAGCGCGGTCACCTGGCGCGGGGGCCAGCTGCGCATGGACGCCACGAGCTACACAGGGAAAGGCCTGCTCGAGGCGCTGCGCGCGGCCCACGCCAAGCACGGGGACACGGAGTGAACGCCCACCAGTATCGTGTCGCGCAGCGTGCATTCAAGCGCAGGTGGCCCCTCGGCCGTCGCGTGACGAGCCGCATCTCGGGCAACGAGGCCACGATCGTGGGCCACTACGCCTACGGCCGGGCCCTGAAGCTGCGCAACGCCGACGGGGAGGTCTTCTCGGTACACGCCGACTACCTGGAGCTCGCCAAATGACCTACAGGCGCGTGCATCGCCCATCCTGGGGCGGAAACGAGAGCTGCCCCTACTGCGGCGAGCTGAAGGAGGAGTGCCCATGCTGACCGCGTGCGGCTGGCCGATCGAGCCCGGGCGCCGTGTGAGGCTGCTCACCAGCATCTGGGACGACGGCTCGGACTGTCACCCGCCCGGCCATGCCGCCAGGGCGGGCGACGTGCTGTACGTCCTGCGTGACCTGCGCCACGCCGGGCGCTTCGGGGACTTCGCCGTCTCCCACGCCCCTCTCGAGAAGACCTACGGCAGCTTCCTCGTGCTGAGCGACGAGGTGGAGCTCTACTGGGAGCAGCCGGACCTATTCACAACCACAACCACAACCACGAAGGAGAAATGAAGATGGAACCAACGACGAAGAAGATCCCCCTGAGCAGCTACCTGACCACGCTCACCCTGGACGCCCTCCAGGTCGGCCTGGCGTACGCCTGGCTCGTCCTGGGGCTGGACGGTGCGGGCAACGCCGTCCAGGCGATCGGGTGGGCTCTGGTGTCCCTGGCGATCCTGTTCGGCCTGGTCTACTGCTGTAGTGAGGGGGTCAAGCCCCTGCCGCGCCACCACGCCGTCCTCCGGGCCTACGGCCTCCTGCGCTTCCTCGCCCGGGTCGTCCTGTACGCCTGGACGGGCTGCCTGTGGCTCGTCGGCGCCTACATCCTGGGCCAGGTGCTGGTGGCGGCCGCGCGCCACAAGTCCGACTCCCTGGAAACGGCGGCTCACGGACGGGATGCCGGGCAGTAAAGTAGCAGCAGTCCCCTGGTGGAACCGGGGGACGCAGCAGGGCGGGGCGGCCCCGGGGGTTCCCGGCGTCGCCCCTCTACACAACCAGAGCGGGAAGAGCGAGATGAAGATCAAGGAAGAGGGCGAGCTGGAGGGCCAGCACGCGGCCGACCCGGTGGACAGGGCGGGCGCGGAGGTGGAGGCGAACGACCGGGAGGCCCTGCGGGCCCACAGGGCGGCCGTGGCGGCCTCCGGCGCACTGCCCGAGCCCACCGGCACGGGGCTGTGCGTCGAGGAGGCCTGCGGCGAGCCGGTGGAGCCCGCGAGGCTGGCCCTGGGCCTGGGCCGCTGCCTGGCCTGCGCCGAGGAGCACGAGCGGCGGCGCCTGCGCGCCAAGAGGGGCTACTGATGGCCTCCCAGGTCGTGACGGGGAAGTACCTCGTCCTCTTCAAGTGCAAGAACTGCGGGCGCCGCATGGGCCGGGTGCACTCCCGGGCCGAGTGGTCCGGCGACGGGCCGCTCACGGCGGCCGCGCTCCTGATGCTGCACCAGCACAGGAGCTCCAAGCACGAGGCCCACGCCTGCGCCCGCGGCGACGTCGGCCTCGCCTACCTCACGGGCATCCGCCCGACCATCGAAGGAGAACCAGACTATGACCCAATGCCAGCTCTCGATCCAGATCAGGGTGCGTAGGCGCCCCACCTACCACCTCGTGGTGGCGCTCGTCCTCCTGCACGCAGGCTTCCTGCACTACGTGCTGCGCCGCCGGGAGCCGTTCGTGCCCGGCCCGCGGCTGACCGCGCTCCTCGCGGGCCTGATGTGGCGGGTCGAGGCAGTCGGCCCGCGCCCCGCATGGTTCGGCCACCGCGGGCGGATCCACCGCGCGTGGCTGAGGTCGCGCCTCTGCCGCTGGCTGGACAACCGCCACGTGGACGCCCAGATCGCCGCCCTGGACCGCATCATCAAGGACCCGACCGCGTCGTGGGCGGCCCGGTCCTACTGTCTGGACCAGTGGGTCCAGATCCTCCGCGCCGAGCGCCGCCACGCCATCATGGGACACCTCGTGAAGTGATCCCCCAGGCCATCGCGGACCGCACGGTCCCGGTGCTCGTCGAGCCCGAGCTCGGCGAGTGCTGGGTCTGGTGCGCCCGCCTCAACCGCAACGGCTACGGCCGCCTCTCCGTGGGCGGCAGGGAGCTGATGGCCCACCGCCTGTCCTACGAGGCCCACGTCGGGCCGATCCCCGACGGCCTGCTCCTCGACCACCTCTGCCGCGTCCGGCAGTGCGTCAACCCCGCCCACCTCGAGCCGGTCACCCACCAGGTCAACACCCTGCGCGGGGAGGCCCTCCTCTTCGGCCGGGGCAGATGACGGTCCGCGGGCGTCTCCCGCGGGCGTAGGATTGTCGCCTACGACAAACCCCGAAGGAGCCTGCCTTGAAGATCTGCGCCAACCCCGCCTGCCGTGACCACGTCGTCCTCGACGGAGACCCCGAGGCGGCCGTCGTCGCCGTGGACGACCCCGTCGAGCCGGCCGTCGTGCCCCTCTCGACCGGGTCCTACCGCCCGACCACTGCGACATTCCGCCGGCGCCAGGTCGAGCGCCACCTGCACAAGCACCGTGATGGGGGCAATCGCTTCTTCTTCTGCGGGGTGTGCGCCTCTGCCGTCAGGCTCGCGCAGCGGGGCTGGGCGTGAGCGCGCCGTCCGACTTCGCCAAGCACGAGCTGTGGCGCCTGGTCTGCGGCGACGTGCTCGGCCAGGGTGTCGCCCGCACGGTCTACGAGCACCGCCTCGACCCCTGCCTCGTGGTGAAGGTCGAGGAGGGGGTGGAGTCCTTCCAGAACGTCGCCGAGTGGCAGGCCTGGCAGGAGGTGCAGCACACCGAGTTCGCCCGCTGGTTCGCGCCCTGCGTGGCCATCAGCCCCTGCGGCGGCGTGCTCGTGCAGCGCAGGACGACCCGCGCCGCCGTGCACCCGGAGCGCATCCCCAACTTCCTCTCCGACACCAAGCTGGGCAACTTCGGCATCCTCCGCCCGCGCGACGGCGAGGAGGCCGGGCGGTTCGTCTGCCACGACTACGGGCTGACCCGCCTGATGACCGTGGGCCTGACCCGGCGCATGGTGAAGGCCAACTGGTGGAACCAGCCCCACGAGTAGCCCCAGCGGGCCCCGAATGAGGGCGTAGCCCGCGGGGCGGGCGTGAGATGATGTCATCTCACCCAGACAACAACCCGAAGGAGAGCGACATGCTGAGCAAGCAACAGAAGAAGCACCAGGCCCTGCTGAACACCCTGCTGGAGAACGTGACGACCGTCCAGGTCGTGCTCAAGGA